TCTTACGATGCTTGTTTGCCTACTCGTGGTTCTGATGGTGCTGTGGGATATGATTTATATAGCTCCGAAGATGCGATTGTACCGTGCCAAGCGGGGCGAGCTTTAGTAGGTACAGGGATAGCACTGTCCATCCCCGATGGACTATATGGACGTGTAGCTCCTCGGTCTGGTTTAGCTGTGAAGCACTGCATTAATGTTGGTGCGGGTGTTATTGATCCCGATTACACCGGTGAAGTCAAGGTCGTCCTATTCAATCATGGTACGGAAGACTTTGAAATCAAGAAGGGTGATCGTATCGCTCAACTGATTTTGGAGAGGTGTGAAACACCTATGATTAAGGAAATCGGTCTTCTCGAGGAGACACTCAGGGGTGATGGTGGTTTTGGATCTACTGGTTCGTAATCTCATCTTTACAGAACCATAAGTCCTCGGGTGTAGGCATAAAAAGAATACCGTGACTCATGACCATTGACAATTTGGCTTTAGTGACACTAGTGTGAGTATGAAGTATCCAGCGTTCCCAGTATTCTGCCCGGAAGAAATCTTCCCAATCCTCTTTAGAACTTTCTTTGATTCGCAACATTCCTCTATGAATCTCACCCGGATCCCTCTCCACTCGCAGCTCCTTAGGAATAATGGCTCCCTTCCTAAGAAGTTGTGCACGCATAATCTTTGGATTTCCGTGATCTGGATAATAATTTAGACCCCTTTCACCGAAATCTATAGTTCTTTGATTTGGAAGAGTTACTCTATATCTATGTGTTACTGAAGGACTTGGTTGTAATACGACGTGCATTAATACTACATAAGGAAAAAAATATAAGAATAGTTATGCTTGAATATACATCACTCGACGGCACTGTCATACGAGTGGGTGAAAACGCAAAAGAGAATGATGAACTCACAATAACGAGTGTACCGAAGTACTGGTGGTTACATGTATCTGGGTACTCAGGTGCTCATGTAGTTGTGTGTAGTGAGAGAAACCCTTTACCAAAGGAAACTCGTAAAGATGCTACAGTCTTGGCTATACATCATAGTAATGCCCCAGACACTAAAATGTCTTGTGTGGACATGGTTCAGGTAGATCAGACGATTTGGGTACGACAGGCTGGTAAAATGAAATTGGAAGGAGATATAGCTGAACTTTCAGTCTTCATGCGAAAAGAAAGAATGCGATTGGACAGATTGTTGAAAACACGGATAAGGTTAAAAAAATGATGTGTCGTTATATTAAATGAAACTAGCTCCGCTAGGACTTTTCTATTTGTATGTCCTTCATAAGATCTCACGAATAGGAAAGAAGCCCAAGAAGAAGTTTGTCAATTGGGTTTAGAGAAGATCTGTGTAGAGTCCAGAAATGTAGTAAACCTCGGTGAAACCCAATTCTACGAGCTTTTCTGCCGCGAACCTCGCACGTTGACCAGTATTACAATATACCAACAAACCCTTTTTAGGAAGTTTAGATGTTGTTCTTTTTCCAAGTTTGTTCACTGGAAGATGAATTGCGCCAGGATAGTGCCCGAGATGCCATTCCATGTTTGTGCGGACGTCTATAACGCGTTTTATTTTTCCAGCTTTGATAAGGCTTTTTGCTTTGCGGGCTGTTATAAGCTGACTCCCAGTTAAACTGTAAGCGGTTAGAGCCCCAAACCCCCCGAGTAAAAGGAATGGTATCATTTGATTTAGAATGACATTTTAAAAAATCGTGGGGTTGGACGGCAAATAGGGAGAAGGGTTCGGACTGCATTCTGACTGTTTTTGGGTATATTGCGATGGTACTTAGGTATAAAGATATCAGTTCTATACAAAGTATTATGAACGAGAAAAAAGACGATAACGGTCCACGCCTCTCCTACGCTGAAATTCAGAAGAAGTCTGCGGATGCTCGTGCTGCTGCTATGAATAAAGCCCTAGAGGCTGATAAAGTCAGGTACAAGTCCACGAGTGATCCTGGTAGGTTCAGGGAATTTCTTGAGAAGCGTTTGGAACTATGGGACTCACTCAAATCAGAAGTAATTGAGAATGGACGCCTCAAGAAAGGATACACAAATAGACATCACGAGCGTATGTATAACAAGACTAAGGAAATTCTAAAGAGCTTAAACACCGAATAATTTTTTAACTCTCACAACTGTGCGTGTGTTCTTGACCCTCTTTTCTAATTCCTGAAACTCCTCCCAGCAACCAGCTTGTTTTATGAGAAGTTTCGTTCTGGACTGCATACTGTCCATACTTTTGCCATTTAATATACTTTTTCTAGCCCTCTCTACAGTGCTATTATTTATGCTTATCTTTTTAGAACCCAATTCAATTGCTTTTTTCTGATCACTTGTGAGCTTCTCAGAGCTCAACTTTTGTTTTGTAACAGTTAACGAATGTTTAGTGGACAACCAACTTTTGTTTAAAAAATTGTTTCGTTTATTAGCTTCGTCCAACTGGGTTCTGAGAACTTCATTTTCATTTTTGGAATTTGACAATTCCAATGTTAATTTATCAATAATTAATTGATGTCGCTTGGTTTCAGCCTCTGCGTTTTTTTTAAATTTACGAACAACTTTTTTCACTCCACTGGACTGAAGTACGACAGAGGGTTTTCTCTTTGGAGTAACAACCTCTCTGAGTTCTCGTATAGTGCGTGAAGAAAGATGGACTTTTACCATTTTTGTATAAAAATTACTAGTTAAAATTTGACTTAGGTACTTTAGTTTCCGAACGCGACACCGGCCATACCCTGCTTGACGCGTAAAATGTTGTAGTTCACAGCGTAAGCGCGAACCATGTTACCGTTCCTGGTACCAGTACCATTGAGAGATAACTTGGCGGTATCAATTCGGCTGAAATTTAGAGTTCCAGTTGGTTGAGACTTGTTCATGGTGATGCAGAAAGGCCAAGTGAAGGTGGATACAGTGCTGAGAGTATCTTGGGGGAGGATGGAGCAGTGCATCTCAGGGACAACGTTGTGGTGGAAGGCTGCGGACATATTCTCGAAGAGGGGAGTACCGTTAATGTAGAGAGTAGCGGTATCGAAAGTCCAGTTGGTAGACCACTTATTGGTATTAGCCTCGGAAGAAACAACGTGGATAGCCTTGACTGGGTGATTGAAGTAGGTAAGATCAACCTCAGTATCGGAGGCACTCATAAGCTGGTGCTGAGTCTGGGTGAACAGAATTTCGTGCTCGTTGTTAACGAAGAAATCGCGCTCAGCGGTATCAAGGTACACATATGTACCGAAAACCTTCACGTTGCTTGGCGCGAAAGTACCACCACGGCACTTCACACGAATTTCTACGTCATGGTACTGCAATCCCACGAGAGGGAGGGACTTGGTCCAGTCATCACTGAAGAAGAATGGGAGAATATAGTGGTTCGCAGAAGTGGAAGAGCCGAGGGCATTCTGGGGGCACTCATCGAGGGTGAGAGCACAAGAAGCCTTGGCTTGAGTATCCTTGTAAAGAAGATTATGAACCCCCTGAATATAAAGGGAGTCAATTTGGGTAACCTTTTGTCCACCGATCCAAAGTTGGAACTCGGTGGTGGTGGATTCATCTTTGTCGAAGAAACCGGTGTTCGCGTTACCAACGCCACCGATATTCTCAGCCTCAATCCACACATAGCTCAAGAGATCACCCTTGGTCTTAATGGGAATGGTAACCTCATTACCACTACCGAAGGTACCGATATAATCAAGCCTCTCTGGCTTGATTGCAAAGTTGGTATACCTCTTGTAATTTTGTCTAAAAAACGACACCTCGGGCTGACCAGTGATATAGACATCCTGGGCACCCACCGACACGAGGTCAATTAAAGCAGCTGACATTTATTAGTAAACGATATTAAAATTTCGGCTCAATGTATACACAAGATATGGGCATCGAGTTTCAGGCACTCACATGGGAGACGGTTGACACGGACGAAGAACATTTAGTGAGCATTTTTGGAAAAACTGAAAATGGAAAATCTGTTTGTGTGACCACCGCCTTCACTCCATATTTCTTTGTAAAGCTTCCTGAACGCGTTACGCAGCAAACAGTACAAGAAATCTATAGGGTTCTTGATAAAAAATGTCCTAACTGCTTGATCTCTTACTCCATCATGAAATCCAAGGATGTTTGGGGATTTCAAAACAATAAGGAATTTTCGTACATGAAGTTGGACT